GAAGCCAAACTCGGACAGGCGCAGGCCGACTATGCGGAAGCCGAAATCCGGCTGAACAAAGTTTGGAAGGAAATGGATGCCGGCGTGCGCGAACACTTGAAGCGCGAGCAGGTGGCCTGGAACCGCGACAAAGAAAGCACTTGCAATCTGTATGCGAAAGAAAACGGCCAGACCCAGCAAGAGCGCGATATTTTCCGTCTCGACTGCTGGACGGACAAATCCGACCAGCGCACTTCCGAACTAATCGCATTGGAAAAACAATTGCTGCCGCAGATTCAGAAAGCCCAAAAAGAGCAAATGGAGAAAAGCGCGGCGGTTGCCGTTGCGGAAATCGAAAAAGTGCATGCCGCATGGTCGGAAGTCCCCGACGACATCAAACAGCAGCTTGAAGGCGATTTTGCCGGATGGAAAGACGAGGTAACGTCCACCTGCTTCCCTGAAGGCAAAGACAGCGTGCAGGATGTGATTAAGGGCAACGAATGCGTTACGAAAGCGGCGCAGAAGAAGTTGAAAGAAATAAACGGATACAAAATATGATGATGAGGCCGTCTGAATTTCAGGCGGCCTTTCTTCAACGGCTTTTCAAGCAAGGCGGATTTCAAGCTGTTTGGCTGATATTCTTCCTGCCGGCGGCGGGTTATTTTTTAAGTGTGATTAAGTGGCGGTAAAGATGAATACCGATTTTGCAGAAATCAGGAAATCAAAAGGGATGCGCCATTTTGCATTCGCACCCGCAGCAGGCGGTGTTGAATGATTTGGCGTGTCGTGGTTAGCATGTGCTAGAATACGGCACATGAATATCCAGCCACAAACTATCGCTTCCTATTTAAGCGAGCAGTTAGATGCAGCCTATTATGCTTCGCATCTAAAACCTTTAAAGCTCAAACGTCTGACTGTCGAGGCAGAAAAATTGTTTAATACACCTGAAGCCTATATTGGTTACGTTACCTTAGGCGCATTGGCTGTGTTTGACGATAATTTGTTGACAGATGATGAGAAATTATCGGCAGCGGAGAAAAAGTTTGCTATTGCCCGACAATACCCACATGATGCTTATGTGGTGGATGCGTTTCTTTTTAATTCGCTCATCAGACTGCATCGGCGTGAACAAGCTTATGCACTAGCGGAACGCCTTTTCATTTTGGCCGGTGATATGCCGGAACGGTTGTATGCCTGCTTCAACTGCAGCCTTTTTACCGGACAGCTGAACCTGATGGGCAGAATTACTGATCGTTTGGAAAAATTAGGGAAAGATGTAAAAAAAGAACGTGAAACATTTATGGCGTTATCTGAATCCGGGGTTGCTGAGGAGCATCTGAAGGGGCTTCTGGTAGAGGCCGGGCGCGTTATGAAGCAATTTAATCTATTTCATAACGCCAACAGAATAGATACTGACGATAATATCGCCTACCTAACGCTGCTGGCTATTCCTGATTCTGATCCTGAAGCGGTGGCAGATTGCGACATCGCAATCTCGCGCGCCAAAGTGCGCTATGCGCTGGAGCATGGCTTGGATTTATCCAAACTGGTTATCGGCTGTGAATTGGCGGGTGCAAATTTATGATACAGGCGCAGGATTTTCTTGACTTCGCCCGCTCCCTGCCGCGCGATAACGAGACGGATGACCGGGTATGTATCGGCCGCGCCTATTACGCGGCCATGCATAAAGCCTTGGAGTATGCGGTAGAGAGTGGCTACCAATACGACCATAAAGAAGCCGGCGGTACGCATAGCAACCTGATTCTCTATTTCGAGCAGCAAGACGGCGAGGCTTTATTGGTGGTTGCCGACCTACTGAAGAAACTGAAGCGTAAACGTACCCAGGCAGATTACCATTTAGATAGGAATATTTATTCAAATGAGGCAGTGCAGGCGTTAAAATGTGCCGAAACCATATTCAATGAATTGAAATAATAGGTTCTAACCGATAAAAGCTCCGGATTCTCGGAGCTTTCTTTATTTGAGTATCGTACACATGGTTATAGTTTGCTTGCACGGCGGCCTTTCGGTTTGCCACCCACGGTTTTTGGGAAACCCCTTGCATTCGCAGGGGGTTTTGTTTATGATGGGGTTTCCTAACAAACTTACAGCAGAAAACGCGCCTGTTGCGCGATTTTTCGTATCTACTCCCATCATATGTTTGCCGCATTTCCGTTTCCTTGGTTGCGACAGATTTCAAGTTATGGGGGTGCGGGTAGCAGCAATGCCCCGGACGCTACTGTAAGTGCGTTAGGACACCCCCGCCCAATTTGGGTATTCCTAAAACCTTTAAACTTACAGGAGTTCATCATGAACACTAATTTCTCTTTGTCTTTTCACAACGTCGATTTTGATATTACAGATATTCACGGCCAGCCTTGGTTAAGGCTGCCTCAAATTGGGGTAGCCTTGGGATATGCGAATCCCTACAAGGTTCAGCAGGTATTTGACCGCAACGCCGACGAATTTACCGACAGCATGACCCAAGTCATCGAACTGCCCACGGCAGGCGGCAAACAGCAGGTAAGGGTATTCAGCCTGCGCGGCTGCCACCTGCTCGGCATGTTGGCACGAACCAAAGTAGCCAAAGAGTTCCGCCGTTGGGTGCTGGATGTATTGGAAGATGAAGTGTCAGGCCGTCTGAAACCACAAGCCCCGCGCCAAGCCCTGCCGTCAGGCCTGACCCACGAACAACAGGCGGAAGTCAAAGCCTTGCACAACATCCTGATCCAGTCCGTGCCGTTTGAGAAACAAAAGGCTTTGGCGATTACCTTGTGGAGTGCGGTTAAGTCAAAATTTAAAGTCGGCTACAAAGACGTGCCGCCCGAACAGTTTCCCGAAGTATTAAGCCTGATGGCGCGGGTAGCTGTGGAAAAAGGGGCACAATACCGCGAAGCCGAAACCGTGAACTTGGAAACTGTGCCGAAGCTGTTTGCCAATCAGGCCAATATCCCCTTCAACCTGAACCGTAACGCCCACTACGCCGTTACGGTGAAGGGCGGCAAAATCTACCGCCATCTCGTCAGCTATATCACGTCTCCGTATGAAGACGGCATGATTCCGTGCTTGGCGCATCAGAATGATTTTTAACCCCTAATGCTGCCTGACCGCAGCCAGACCGCCGCGCCGCAAGGTTCGGCGGCTTTGGTGCTGGGCGAAGGCAAGAGAGAGACTGATTATGGCTTGGAACTCAATCGGCATACCGAATATCCCCAAACTGCCGACGAATATAAGCGGTGCGCTGATACAGTTCGGCGGCGCGGCATTGATTAACGCCGTTTTCGGCAATTATTGGGGGATATTCGGCCAAAACGGCATCCCGCTGCTGTTGGCGGACAATGTAACCGCCATCAAACACACTTCCGCTTCCAAAGTGGCCAATGCGCCCGTAGAACAAGGGTCGTTTGCCAGTTACAACAAGGTGGACGACCCGTTCACAATGACCGTGCAGATGACCAAAGGCAGCGGCGGCGTCGTGATGCGCGGCGCCTTCCTCGCCTTGGTGGATGCGCTGGCCAAAAGCAACGACCTGTACATGGTGATTACGCCGGAGGCCGTCTATCCGAATATGGCGATTACGGGCTATGACTACGCCCGCGAGGCTTCGGACGGGGCGCGTCTGTTGAAGGTCAATATCCATCTTGCGGAAGTGCGTCAGGTTAAGGTGAAGTACACCAAAACCAAAGCACCGGAAGCGCAGAAGATGCAGGACAACGGCAAGCAGGCGGCGAAGCCTGCGCAAAATCAATCCGGCCAGTCCTTCTTGTCCAAGATTGGGGATTTTGCCAAGGACGGCTTGGATAAAGTCAAAAGCTGGTTCAAATAGGCTGTCTGAAAAGCGAAAACCCCCGAAGGGCGGAATCTTCGGGGGTTTTCTGTTTCTGAAACCTTTGATACGGAAAGGCAGAACATGGATGAAGTATAGCAAAACTAAATTGGAAATGCACCCGAAGGAGGGAATGAAAGTGGAAATTTACGCCAGCCCGTTTGTGCGGGCGTGTATCGGCATTGCCATTCTGATGGTGTCGGCGGGCTTGTTCGCCCTGATGGCCGCGCCTTTGGCCAGTGTTTTGAAATAGGCTGCCTGAAATGATTTATGAAATTCCTTTAAAACCCGTCCCCTCCCAGCAAACGACCGTCGGCATCGGAGGGCGGGATATTACCGTGGCCGTCCGGCTGCGGCTTGGCCGTCTGTATGCGGATGTGAAGGCGGACGGGGAGTATTTGGTTCAAAACCGCGTCTGTCTGGACGGCGTGCCGCTGGTGAACGAAGTTTGGCGCGGACTGCCCGGCGATTTGTACTTTATCGACAAGCAGGGCGCGGACGACCCGCAATGGCAGGAGTTGGGCGGCCGCTTTATTTTGGTGTATCACGATGGGCATTAAGGAAAAAATCCTGCGGATCAGCATCAAGCTCGGGCAGGAAAAGGACGTGTGGGATGCGAAAGGCAACGATACGCTGGTTGCGGAGGGGTTGCGTGCGTCCTGCCAAATCAATTACGGCAACGGCTCGCTGATGCCGTCGGCCAGAATCAAGGTTTACGGCTTGAGGCTGGAAACCATGATGAAGTTGTTGCGTGTGCGCTGGAATACGGAGCAGGCAATGATGAACTTGGTGCAGGTCGAAGCGGGGGAGCAGGGCAATATGGGTGTGGTTTACACCGGAAATATCACGTTTGCCTACCCCGATATGGGCGGCGCGCCCGATGTGGCCTTGGTTATCGAGAGCCATACCGCCGTTTTGTGGCAGCTGAAACCTGCCGAAGCGGTCAGCAACGAAGGGGAAACCGATGTTGCCGCCGTGATTGAATCATTGTGCGCGAAAATGGGGCGGAAATTTGAAAACAACGGCGTAAACGCGAAAATCAGCAATCAGTATTTGGGCGGCACGGAGTTGGACAAAATCCACCAGATTGCATCACATGCGGGAGTAGACGTTTATCTCGACAATGAGACGATTGCGATTGCGCCGAAGGGGCAGCCCCGAATGATTGATGTTCCGGTTTTAAGCCCGAAAACGGGGCTGATAGGCTATCCCGTACCCGATTTGCAGGGCGTCAAACTGCGCTGCCTGTACGACAAGGCTTTGCGTTTCGGCGGCTTGTTGGAAGTCGAAGGCAGCCAGATAGAAAGCTGCAACGGCAAATGGCGCGTTTTCGGCATGTCGCTCGATTTGGAGTGTAAAACGCCGAACGGCAAATGGTTTGCCGACATTAAAGCCGCCGATGTGGAGGATATGAATGTCAAAGTCGCAAAATAACTGGGCGCAATACGGCGCGGAACAGGCGCAGGGCGGCGCGGGCGAAATCGGCGCGATCGTCTCGGGCATCGTCTCGCGCATCCAAACCGTCACGCTGGTGCGGGTGGTGAAAACCAAAGCGGGCGGGCTGGCTCCCGTCGGGCTGGTGGACGTGCAGCCGTTGGTTGCCCAAGTCAGCGGCGGCGGGGAAATCACGCCGCACGGCATTATCTACAATATCCCGTATTTCCGCCTGCAAGGGGGCGGGAACGCCGTGATTATTGACCCCGAACCGGGGGATATAGGCATGTGCGGTTTTTGCAGCAGGGATATTTCCGCCGTCAAACAGAATAAAACGCCGTCTGCGCCGCAAAGCCTGCGGCGTTTTGATTTTTCAGACGGCCTGTATTTCGGCGGCTTCCTGAACGGCACGCCCAATCAATACATCATGTTTTCCAAAGGCGGCATAAAACTGTTCTCGCCCGGCGATATTGAAATGGAGGCGGGCAATATCCGCCTGAACGCCAAAGGTGGCGTAAGTAGTACATCGCAAACCTTTCAGGCCAACACCAAAACCACAGCGAAATTTACGGGTGGCGGCGGGATTTCTTCCGACGGCGACGTGAAAGCTAAAGACGTCAGCCTGCTCAATCACCCACATTCAGGGGTTCAGAGCGGCAACGACCAATCAGGCAAACCGGTGGCAACATGAATACGCTATATCTAGACCAAGAAAGTTGGGATTTAACCCTTGATACAGCAGGCAATATCGCGCTGGCGAAAGACCCCTATGCTAAAGCACAGGATGTGGCCTCGGCGTGCCGCCTATTTGCGGGCGAGTTGTATTACGACACAGAGAAGGGCATCCCCTATTTTGAAGAAACGCTGGGCAAAAAGCAGCCGTTCGCGCTGTACCGGCACCGCCTGATACAGGCTGCAATGACTGTTCCCGGCGTGGTGGCGGCAGATGTGGAGATGGAGCAGATGAATGACCGCGTCCTGTCAGGCCGTCTGAAATTCACCGACGACACGCAGAAACAATATGAGATAACGCTATGACGAACGTACCTAAAATACAGATCACCGACAGTGGCCTGAAGCTGCCGACCCATCAAGAAATTTTATCGGGCGTGCTGACCGACATCAATGCCGCGTTCGGCGGCGGGCTGAATACCGAAAGTCTGGAAACGCCGCAGGGGCAGCTTGCTTCGTCGCTGGCCGCCGTGATTGCCGACAAAAATGATTTGATAGCCGAACTGGTCAATCAAATCAATCCCGATTACGCAGACGGCATCATGCAGGATGCGATTGCCAAAATCTATTTTTTGGAGCGGAAAAAAGCCGTGGATTCATCAGTCGAATGTGAATTTATCGGCCTTGCCGGAACAATCATCCCTAAAGGTTTCGCCGTATTGGACACACGCGGCGTGCAATGGATATTGAGGGATGAATCCTCTATTTTGGAAGGCGGCAAGGGGACGGGTATTTTTACCGCCGCCGGCGTGGTGTCGGCCGCCGCCAATACGGTAAACCAGCCTATCAGGACAATTACCGGGCTTGACCGCGTCAATAATCCGCGTCCCGCCGTCCCGGGAAGGGAATTGGAAAGCCGCGCGGATTTCCGCCGCCGCCGGCAGCAGTCGGTGGCCGCAAATGCACACGGAACGCCGCAGTCCGTGTATTCCAACGTCGCACAGCTTGACGGGGTGAGTGATGTGTATGTGGTCGATAACCCGAAATCGGTATCGGAAACGCACAATGGGCAGACCATTAAGCCCCACAGTATTTATGTTGCCGTTGTCGGCGGCGACGACAGGCAGATAGCCGAAACCATCTTGCGCTTTGCAGGTTGCGGATGTGATTTCACAGGCAATACAACCTTGACCGTGCATGATGAAACATACACAGACCCGAAACCGGCTTACGAGGTCAGTTTTACACGTCCCGCCCCTGTGCCTGTTTATTTCCGCATCAGAGTTGGGAAAGATGCAGTCATCGGCTATCAGGATGTAGTCAGAAAGGCCGTTATAGAAGCATTTAATGGGGTGGAAAAGACGGGTATCGGCGGGCGGATTTACGCCATGCGTTATGTCTGCCACATTGCGCGCGCCTTAACGTCGGCACAGGTAACCGATATAGAGGTTGGGCTGGCAAGGGGCAGCATGGGTAATAGCGCACAAGTCGGAATCCATCAGTACCCGACTATCGAGGCGGAGAATATAGAGGTTGTACCCGATGCGTAATCTTCAGCAAACCATCATCAGTCAATACGCCAACAGCCCGATTATTTGCGGGATGATTGAGCAGTTTAACCAGTGTATTGATCCGCGTGCCGATGCGATGGAGTTTTACCGTGATATTTGGGACATCGAAACGGCAAAGGGTTACGGCTTGGATATTTGGGGGCGGATAGTCGGCATCGAACGTTATGTTTTCATCACATCACACGATGAAAACGTGGGTTTTGCCACCGGTTTTACGCCGTTCAATTCCGGTACTTGGAGTAGCGGGGAAGATGATGGTAGAAAATACAGGATGGATGATGAAACGTACCGCAAAATCATCATGCTTAAAGCCATGAGCAATATTACTTACGCCTCCGCTCCCAATATCAACCGACTGCTCAGTGTCATGTTTGAGAAACGTGGGAGGGCATATTTTGTCAAAAACGGCACAATGGCCGCCCGTTATGTTTTTGAGTTTTTCTTGCTGCCGACGGAGCGGGCGATTATTCGGCAAAGCGATTTATTGCCCCGCCCAAGCGGCGTATTACTAGATTTTTACGAGCCGGAGGTAGATAAGACCTTCGGCTATATCGAAGCCAATTTGGCACCCTTCGGCGAGGGTGCTTTTTTTATGGGAGTTTAAACCATGCCGCAACCAAAATTATTAAACAAAGCCTGGGCTTCAGACGGCCTGAAAAACAGCATTCCAGATACTCGAAGCGGTGGGATGCCGCTGGAGGGAGCCACCTATACTGACGGCTTCCCCAGTATCACAATGACACCAATCGCAACGGGCGGAAAACCGCCCAGCGGGAAGGATATGAACGGCATTTTATATGAATTAAGTGCGCATATTGTTTGGCAAAATCAGGGAGGCCGATACAAATATGATGCAACACTGGCAAATGCCATCGGGGGATATTCCAAGGGGTGTGTTGTATTGAATGATGCGGGAGATACTGAATACATCAGCACCGTAGATAGAAATAAAAATAACCCAAATACTAATAAATCCGGATGGCGCGTTTACTCTTCGGCATTGGTTAATAATTTGACAACCAATGATGCAGAGAAGCCATTAACTGCCGCAATGGGTAAAAAACTGGCCGATGAAAAGCTGGGCAACAGTGGCGACCAAACCATTACCGACGGCACATTGACAATCGGCCGCGCGAACACGTGGAATAAAATTATCATGCCGTCCGGACGGGGTAATTGGATATTTGAAGCCAACCCCGCTGCCGCCGAAGCAGTGGCCGACAGCATCCGAATTAACTTTAAGTTCGAAGAGCCCGGCAAAAAAGCAAAAGTTTTGCGCTTCCATCAGATTGGCGCGGCGGGCGAGACGGTGGCCTACCAAAGCTGGGTGGCCGCAAAAGCGGCAGAAGCGGCAGCGGGAAAAGCAGACACCAAAAAACTGACCGAAGAAGACCTTAACAGCATCACTTTCCCTGGCATATATGGGCAAATACTAAACATTTATGCCACTCCGGAGCGAAATTACCCTACAGCGAAAGCAGGCAGCCTGTTGAGTATGCCGTCTGCCTATAACAGCGACACAGACCTGGCATCGCATCAGATTTATATCCCGTTTGATGCTGATGAGGTATGGCGGCGCGGCAAGCGCAACGGCGGCCGCTGGACTGAGTGGGCAAAGATCACCGTATCGCCCGCCGAACTGGAGGAGGCTGTCAGAGCTGCGGCCGGCCAAGCCGTTTTGTTGACAGGCGCGCAGACGGCACGAGGCGTGAAAACCTTTTCAGACGGCCTCAAAACGGCCACTCCTGCGGCAACAAGCAACGATACGTCGGTGGCGACGACGGAGTTTGTTAGGCATGCGGTAGATTCGTCCTTGCCGTCGGGGGCGGTGATGTACTTCGCGATGCAGGCTGCGCCCGCAGGCTGGCTGAAGGCCGACGGTTCGGCCGTTTCGCGTACACAGTATCCCGCCCTGTTTGCGGCCATCGGCACGACGTTCGGCGCGGGTAACGGCAAAACTACCTTCAATCTGCCTGACCTGCGCGGCGAGTTTGTGCGCAGCTGGGACGGCGGGCGCGGCATAGACCCGGGACGCGCATTCGGGTCGGCGCAAGGCGACGCCATTCGAAACATCACCGGTTCGATCGATACAGGAGCCCAAGGCGGGCATCAACTCTTTGACGAGGCCACCGCCACGGGCGCACTGGCTATCAGCCGGCGGCAGTGGAAGGCATGGACCAGCGATACTCAAGACGGCAGAAACAACCCGTCAGCATTTGACTTCGACGCATCACGCGTCGTCCCCACCGCCGCCGAAAACCGCCCGCGCAATATCGCGCTGTTGGCCTGCATTAAAATCTAAGGAGGCAGCATGGATAAATCAGCAGGCCGTCTGAAGGCAGTATCAGCCTACGCCAAATCCGTCGGCATTGCCGCCGACCAACTGATTAACGCCGTGCTGGGCGGTTGGCCGGACGAGACGTTTTCCGCCCGCGCCTACCGGCTCGGCGTGCTGGATGGCCGCGCGGGTTGGCGGCGTGTGGTTTGGGTCATCAATAAGCTGTTTTTTTGGCAGCGCAACCATTGCCGAGGCGCGTATGCAAAAGAACGCGAGCGGAAGCATAGGCCTACCAAAATATAATTTTTTCAGATATTCACCTAACAGGCCGTTTCAGACGGCCTTTTTTTTACGGAGGAAACCATGCCACTTGAAACATCTGCCGCAGCCGGCGGCTATCTGGTCAATATCGGTGTAGTCGGCATCGCCGGCACGTTGTTCGGCCTGCCGCTGGACGCGCTGATATTGGGCGGCCTGACGGGTGCGGTGGTGCAGGGTTTACGCCCTGCATCCACCCGCCGTGCAGGCTTTTTTTCCATCATGCTGTCTATGCTGTTGGCAGGAGCCATCGCGCCCCTGTTGATGGGCTGGACGGCGAAACACATCGGCCTGTCGGACGGCGGCGCGGAATTGTTGCGCCCGCTATTGCCCGTCGCCATCGGCGGCGGCTGGCCGTGGCTGATGCCGCTGCTGCGCGATTACGTGCTGTCGTGGGTTAAGAAAAAAACGGAGGGATGAATATGTTTATGAGCAGTATCAACATACTCGCATCGTTGGCGATTATCGCCCATTGCGGCTGCCGCCTGAGCGTGCAGCAATGGAAGATGAAGCAGCCCGAGTTATGGATACACGCCCTGCTGCTGGCTGCATCCATCGGCGTGGCCGCATCCAACCTGTCGGGGCAGACGCGCAACCCGCACGAGGTTTTTTTAAACGTAGGCATCGCGGCCTACTTCATGGCGCAGACATGGCGGCTACGCCATCGGGACGCGAAAGATTGGTAACACTTTGGAGGATAAAGAAATGAACGAAAACCTGAAACTGGACGACGCGGGCTACGCGCTGATTAAAAAATGGGAAGGCGTGAAAACCCGCGCCTATTCGGACAGCGCGGGCATCCCCACCATCGGCATCGGCTTCATCCGCTACACGCTGGGCGCAAAGGCGGGACAAAAGGTGCGGATGGGCGACACATTGACCGAAGCCGAAATCAAGGCCGAATTTCTCAATCAAGTCAAAACCTATGAAGACGGTGTGCGGCAGGCGGTGCGCACGGAACTGACACAGTCGCAGTTTAATGCCTGCGTGAGCCTGTGCTACAACATCGGCGTGGAAGCGTTTGCCAAATCATCCGTAGCCCGCCTGTTGAACGAACGCCGTTATCAGGCGGCCTGCAATGCGTTTGCCTTATGGAACAAAGCGGGCGGGCGCGTGGTGCAGGGCTTGGCCAACCGCCGCGCAGACGAACAGAAGGAGTTTTTCCGCAATGGTTGAACCGAAATATTGGAAACCCCTTGCCGCGCTGGCGGTGATCGGCCTGTTGTTTGGCGCATGGCAGGCCGACCGCACCATGCAATACCGAAAGGGCAGGGCGGACGAAGCGGCCAAAATCAGCCTGACGCTGGCCGAAGCCGCAAACAAACAGGCGGCAGCCGCGCGTGAGAAAGAACGCCGCGCCGCCGCCGAACTGGCCGAAAGGCAAACCGAACTGGAAAAGGAAAGACAAGATGCAAAGATTGCTGTGGATAATCTGCGCGGCGAGCTTGACCGCCTGCGCCAACACGCCGCCCGTCAAAGTGGCCGCCGAAACCTGCCCGCAACCGCTGCAACCGCCGCCGCA